CTAATGTAACTTTTTCGAGTCCATTTTTTGTAGGTACTTCAGCTTTAGGTAATTTAAATAATTTTTTACCAGCAGTTAGTGTATCACCTCAAAACATGGCATCAGGTGATTACTATGAAATAACAAATGTATCAGGTACAGGTTTTACAGTTCATTTTAAAAACTCAAGTAATGCTAGTATAAATAGGAACTTTACCTATAGTGCTGTTGGTTTTGGCAAAGGAGGTTAACATGGAGAAAAATAGTATTCATCGTGGCTGACGTTACAAATTACACAATCGAAAATGCCTCTGGCGCAAACGTGAGAACTGATCTTAATAATGTTTTTGCTGCAATACAATCATGTAATTCAAAATCTTCAGACTTGGCTACAAGTCAATGTGTAGCTGGTATGCCATTTTTGAATACAACTACAAAAATATTAAAAATTAGAAATTCAACTAATAATGGTTTTACTGATATAGGAAACATTGACCAAACAAATTTAGGATTACTATCTAAAGCTGGCGGTGTAATGACAGGGCAACTACAACTAGATGATTCTAATAGTGCAGCATCACCAGGATTATGTTTTGATGGCGATACAGATTTAGGTTTATTTAGAAAAGCAGCTAATATTATGGGTTTTTGTTCTGCTGGTACAGAACAGATGAATTTTGACGCTAACGGAATTACACTTAATCTACAAAATGAAATACGTTTTAATGATAATGATAATAGTCATTATGTAGCAGTTAAGGCTGGTACAGTTACAGCAAATAGAACATTAACACTACCAAATCAATCAGGTACGGTAGCGATTGTAGAAACGTCAACAATTACAATAGGATCTACATCTATTTCACTAGGAGGCACACAAACATCACTAGCAGGTTTAGGTACATTAACGCCAGCATCTAATAATACTTTTGATTTAGGTTCTACATCACTAAGATGGGCTAATTTATATGTAAACGATTTAAGTTTATCTAACGAAGGTCATAAAAATGACGTTGACGGAACGTGGGGAAGCTATACTATACAGGAAGGACATAAAGACTTATTCTTGATTAACGAAAGAACTGGCAAAAAATTTAAATTTCTTTTACAGGAGGTAAATTAATGGCAATAAATACGTCAGATGGAAATATAGACGATTTTGTTTTACAAATCGTTAGAGCTTCAAGTGATACATTTTCATCTCTTAATACAAATACTTGGGGTTCTAATCCTGTAGGAACTGTAAATATTACACCTAAAAGTACAAGTAGTCTAATAATGATACATTATACTGCTTGCGTTTCTGGAACAAGTGCTAACGATATTGCAATAAGAATACTTAGAAATGGTTCTGCTGTGCAAAATGCAAATAATGGAAGAAACTTAATGGGGGCTATGCAAGCAACAACCCCACAAAATAGCTGGGCTGGTGCTAATTCTACTTGTACTTTTTGGGACGAACCAAGTACAACAAGTCAAGTAGGTTATCAAATACAACATAGAATGCAAACAGGAGGCGGTTCAACTGTCTACTTTAATGGAACTGCTGCAACTTCTGGAAACGACTCTTGGGGTTCTAGGAGTTTTTTAACCCTTGTTGAATACGCACAAAACTAATGGCTTGGACTACAAACGATTTCGATGAAAAGGATACCTGCATACATCATGCACTGGTATCTTTAGCCCCTAATGCAAAATGGCGAATAGACGATAATGATTGGTCAACTTTATTTTGGGATAGTAGTAACACACAAACCCAACCAACATTAGACGAGATAAAAGCTGAAATCAAAAGATTACAAGGAGTACACGAAGCTACAGAATATCAAAGAAAAAGAAATAGAGAGAACGATGGAACTACAGCAAAATATGCTGAAGTATCGGAACAGTTAGCTATGATCTATGATGATATTATTGCTGGTAAATTAGATTCTACAGGTAAATTTTGTACTCACAATAAAAAAGTAAAAGACGAAAACCCAAAACCTAGTTAATTATGGCAATAATACCTGCTGAAAAAGATTTTAAGATAGTAAGGCGGTCTGATTTTCCTATACGTCTTACTTTAAAAGATGGTAATGGTAATGCAATTAATTTATCTGGATACTCAGTAACAGCAGAAGTATACAACAAAGAACGTACATATAAATATGCAGATTGGGGAGTTACATATACAAATAGATCTACAGGCACAATTGACCTTAAATTAACTGATGTACAAACGACTACATTTGATCTTGATAGCGTTAATTATGATATTAAAGTAACACAACCAAATGGTGATGAAAGTGTGTATCTTAGAGGTAGATTAATAATACTTGAGGGGTATACAGCGTGAGTAGTCCTAATTCAGTTACAGTTAGTCAAATTTCTGATGTAACAACAGTAGAAGTTGTAACACAAGGCGCACAGGGCGCAACTTTTTCAAGTAGTAATACAACAATGGTTGATGATAATAAAGTTGATGGCAGCCTAGTGCGTTTTTCATCAAGTAATGGTACATTTATAGCAGATAGCACTGTTACAGTTACTAATATTGTAGACGGTGGAAATTTTTAAGACCTAATTAATTATGGCTAACACAATTAGAATTAAAAGAAGTACAGGTAGTTCAGCCCCAGGTAGCTTAGAAAATGCTGAACTAGCCTTTGCTGAAGCCAGTAAAAAATTATTTATAGGTATAGGTACAGGAGGTTCAGGAGGTTCAGCAACAACAATTGAACCGATTGGAGGATCAGGAAGTTTTGCTGATTTATTTACAAGTAGAACACAAAATACATTTTTAGCTGCACCAAATGGAAGTAATGGTGCTGCAACATTTAGAGCAATGGTAGCTGCAGACGTACCCTCGCTTTTGCATACAAAAATTTCAGATTTCGATACAGGTGTTAGAACAAATAGACTAGATCAATTAGCTGCACCATCAGCATCAGTTTCATTAAACAGTCAAACAATCACAAACCTTGCTGATCCTGTAAATACACAAGATGCAGCCACAAGAGGTTTTGTCGAAGCTACTGCACAAGGCTTAGATGTGAAAGATTCTTGTGTAGCTGCAACAACAGGAAATATAACAATTTCTACTGCACTTAATGATGGAGACACGCTTGATGGTGTATCTCTTTCAACAAATGACAGAGTATTGGTTAAAGACCAAAATACTTCAAGCGAGAACGGTATCTACGTTGTCGGGTCTTCACCAGCAAGGGCAGATGATTTAGCTGCTGGTTCTGATGCTGCTGGAATGTTTACCTTTATTGAACAAGGTACTGTAAATGCTGATAATGGTTTTGTTTGTACAAGTAACAAAGGTAGCGCAGTAACAGGCACAAATAATTTAACTTTTGCACAATTTTCAGGTGCAGGTCAAATTACAACAGCAGATGGTCTACAAAAATCAGGTAATACAATATCTGTTGATTTAAAAGCAAATGGTGGTTTAGTTATAGAATCTGCAGAAATAGCACTAGATTTAGCTGCTAGTTCTATTACAGGTACTTTACCAG